ACATGCATTTTAGGATAACAAACTTGTCCTCCTTCATACTTGCCAGAGTAAATGCAACCATCTTTAAGTTTCTCGAGAACCCCATAAAGGCCCCCCAAATAGTTCTCCATGTCCCTCGGTAGATCCAAGATCACTACATCCAACAGTTTGGCTGGCTTCGGACCCTTCTTCGGGAAATAATAAGACAGTACTTGGTTGAATACATCGTTCTTTTTTTTGTTTGTAATAATGACATTTTTTGTCAATGCAATAAATTTTGCCAAGTAACTCTTCCCGGAGTGACCACGGGCGTCGTAGTGCCAGTGGATCTTCCTCGGGTCTGGGCGGCCATCCAGCAAATCCAAGACCGTCTTCTGCCAACTTCTCCACACAACGTCAGCGTATTCCTGTTGCAAACAAAGAGCTACCAGATCAAGTTCTTCAACCGGCGCAGCCAGGTTAGTTTCAAAGTCTCCCTCCTTCGCACAGTACTTGTAATTCTCGTCCTGTGACCCCATAGCAGGTTCCAAGTGAGCACGCGGAAAGTGCCCCTTAACAGTATTAAAGTCAACTGCATGCTTGGCCCGGATATAGAATTGGAGGTGAGGCGTGCCTTCAGCACCCTTCTCCTTTCCAATTATCCACCCCCACTGTTTGCTACGACAGCTCTCAAGCATTTTGGAGTATTCCTCCTCGGTCCAGTTGTTCAGGGTCCCGCACCAGCCTTTCTTGCGTGGTCCTCGCACTCTCTTGGAAGCAGTGGTATCCATGGTGTACCTAAATTCCTATAGTAAAAATTATATTGGGGGGGGTTAAGTATTACCCCCCCCCCAATGGTACGGGTGGTGAACCGTACCATCTCTATTATGGGTTTCGTCGCCGACATTTTTCACATAATTTATGGTGCCGACAGTCTCTCATTTCACTACTGGTTTTGTCGCCGACACATAGAATATTCGTTTCTTTTTGCTAGTCAAGTAAAAAGTCAATATTCGCCAAACCCTAAACCCTAAAACCCGAGGCCTCATAACACAAGTTTGACTTTTTACTTGACTATGGTTTTTAAACGAAGTTTCAGAAAAAGAAGACCCGCCCGCCGCAAACGAACTTTCCGTAAACGCAAACGAAGTTTCAGAAAAAAACGATTTGTTCGGTCCAATCGTTTGGCCTTTCCTCGAACTGCCACCACTGTGTTTCGTTATACTTCTTCTGTTAATCATGCATCCGGAGCTACTGGAACCTCCTCTGACCAGGCTTATCGCCTTATTGGACTCTATGATCCCAACTTCACAGGAACAGGGATCCAACCGCGTTACTTCGATACTCTTCTGGGTCCTAACAACGGTGCTGCTCCTTATCACAAGTATCGAGTGTATAAAACTGTTATTACAGTTACTCTGAGCAATCAAAGTTCCTCTTTGTATGCTCATGCCTTTGGTACTTTGTACATTAATGGCATTACTGGAGTTCCAGCCAGTTGGTCGGAAGCTACTGAGCGTGTCTGGGACACGCGAACAACCACTATGTCCCCCATTGGTCAAAGTACTTGTGTCCGCAAACTCAGGTTTACCTTCTATCCCAAGATGCTTTATGCCGGTCAAAACACCAATGGTGCTGATTTTTCTGGCAACTATGGTGCCGATCCTGTTGAGGAACCTCTCCTTAATGTCCGCATTTTTTATCAAGGCACTGCCACTCGTCCTGCTGTTCACCAGGACACACAAATAGATTATTATACTATGTTGTATACACCAAATGATGTCGCCAACAGCACTTAGGCGCTCTCCTATTCGCCCCGCCGAGGTTTAGGCTCTTTGATGGAATCGCAACGCCGTTTAGGTAATAATAAAATAAAAGTTTATTCAACATGTTCAATGTCAACTGCATCATACCGGTCTTGCGACCATTTAGTAAAGTCAGGAGCAAAATTAGCAAATACAAGCACATGCATTTTAGGATAACAAACTTGTCCTCCTTCATACTTGCCAGAGTAAATGCAACCATCTTTAAGTTTCTCGAGAACCCCATAAAGGCCCCCC